GGCAAGGGCAGGGGCGCAATTGCGTTGATAATGAGGCCGCCGCCGATCGCGATGGCGGCGCCGATGGCGGCCTGGCCGAGATTGCCGAGGGCCGGAAAGAGCGTCGGCACGAAGATCGTGGCGACGATCACGGCGAGCTGCAAGAGGATGCGCAGCGGGTTCTTGTCGTCGCCCCCGTCGCCGGCCACGGCGCGCAGGGTCACGATCTGGCCCTCGCCGAGGCGGGTCGCCGGCGAAGTGCGCGAGATTCTCGAAGCGCTCGCCTTTCATAACCCGGCGCACCTCACCGCCAAGCATTGCCACCGCACCCTGGTCGCCCGCCTCGGCCACGCCCCGGCGAAGTCCACGATTCAGCATTGGCTCGCCGCCTGGCGCCGCGACTATGCGCACGAGCGCAGCGCGGTCTCCAATCCCGACCGCCACCGCTCGCACCGCAAGCCGGCCGGCGGCGACGCCGCCGCCCACGTCCTGCGCCTCAATCAGGAGTGGGAGCTCGACAGCACCACGGCCGATGTGATGTGCGCCGACGGCAAGCGCTATTCGGTGGTCGGTGGCGTCGACATATGGAGCCGGCGCGGCCGCTTGCTGGTGGTGCCGACCAGCCGGGCCTCGGCCATCGCCGCCCTGCTGCGCCGCTGCATTCTCGATTGGGGCGTGCCGGAAATGGTGCGCACCGACGAGGGCAGGGATTACACCTCGCAGCATATGCTCGGCGTGCTGGCCGATCTTGAGATCGACCAGGACATCTGCCCGCCCTATTCGCCCGACGCCAAGCCCTTCGTCGAGCGCTTCCTCGGCACCGTGACGCGCGACCTCTTCGCCAACCTGCGCGGCTTCACCGGGCACAACGTGGCGCAGGCGCAGGCGCTCCGCTCGCGCAAGTCATTCGCCCAACGGCGCGGCGCGGACGATGCGGAGATCTTCGATTGCACGCTCACCGCCGAGCAGTTGCAGACCTATTGCGATCGCTGGTGCGAGGACGTTTACGGCCGCGAGCCGCACGCCGGGCTCGGCGGGCTTTCGCCTTTCGAGCGCGCCGCGTCGTGGGCCGGGCCGGTGCGCAGGGTGGCGGACGAGCGCGCGCTCGACGCGCTGCTCGCCGAGCCTGCCGGCGAGGGCAAGCGCACGGTCGGCAAGGGCGGCATCCGCCTCGACCATGTCGACTACATCGCCGGCGCGCTCGGCGCGCTGGTCGGCGAGCGCGTGCACGTCCTGCAAGACCCCGCCGATCTCGACCGGATTCACGTCTATCGCACGCTGCCGGGCGATCCCGAGCAGCGCGGCGAATTCGTTTGCGTGGCCGAGGACCCGGCCCGCACCGGCGCCGACCGCGCCGCCATCGCCGCGGCGATGAAGCGCACCCACAACGAGCGCAGCCGCGCGGCCCGCGCGCACGCGCGCGACCTGGCGAAGCGGCACCAGCCCGAGCGGGCGATGGAGGACGTGCTCGCCAGGGCCGCCGAGGACGCCGAGGGCGTCGTCGCGCTGCCGCGCAAGGGCGAGACCCACGAGACCCCGGCGCTGCGCGAGGCCGCGCACGCCGCCGATGCGGCCGACAAGGCCGACGCGCGCAAGGCGCGCGCATTCAACGAAGGCGCCGCGACGCCCCTTCCCAAACGCAAGACGGCGCTCGCCGCCGCCATGCAGTTTTACCAAGAGGAGAATTGAGAATGGGAGAGGTAACGACACTCGACACGGGCGCGACAACCGACGCCGGCGCGACAACCGGCGATCTGCGCGCCGCCCTCAAGGCGCACCTCGACGAGGCCGGCCTCAGCATCGCGCAGGCCGCCACCGAGATCGGCCGCCGCGAGTCCACGATCTCGCGCTGGCTCAATCACAAGTATTCCGGCGACAACGATGCGATCGAGGCGCTGGTCGCGCGCTGGCTGGAAACCCAGGCCGAGCTCGCCGAGCGCTCGCTCGCCGCCGCCGGCCTCGACCGCTACACCGAGACCGGCGTCGCCAGCGAGATCACGGGCGCGCTCACCTATGCCCAGGCCGAGGCCGATATCGTCACGATCATCGGGCCGAGCGGCCGGGGCAAGACGCGCGCGGCCGAGCACTACTGCGCCACCCGCTCGGGCGCCTTCTATCTCGCCGTGTCCGGCTCGGTCTTCACCCTGCCGGGCCTGCTCTCGGAAGTGAGCGAGGCGGTCGGCGTGCAGATCGCCCCGCGCTCGGCGCTCGCGGCGGAGAAAGCCGTGATCCGCACCCTGCGCGATCGCAACTATCTGCTCGTGGTCGACGAGGCCCATTTCCTGCGCGACAAGCTGCTCGACGAGCTCCGCGTGATCCGCGACCGCGCCCGCTGCGGCCTCGCGCTGGTGGCGAACGAGTCGATAGAAATGTCGCTCAATCGCCTCGATCAGGTCTCGGGCCGCGTGGGCTTCGCGCTCGACCTTTCGGCGCAGCCGGTGGCGGACGTGGAGGCGATCGCCGCCGGCCCGCTCGGGCGCAAGCCGACCACGGCCGAGCTCAAGATTCTGACCAAGGCCGCGCGCGGCCCCGGCGGGCTGCACGCGCTGCGCCGGCTGCTCGGCCGCGCCTTCATGGTGGCCCGCACCGAGGGGCGCGAGCGCATCGTGCCGGCCGATGTCGAGCTGGCCGCCGACGAAGGCGTTGCCACCGACGAAGGCCCGGCCGAGGCGGTGGCGTAGTGCCGCGCGCGCCAGCACGCGCGGCGGCCAGGTCGCGCGCCTTTCGCATCGTGACCGGTGCGCTCGCTCGCAATGGCGGCGGGCGCACCGGCAAGCGGTGGGCCTGGCAAGGCTTCCTCACGGTCGCGCCCTTCGGCGCGGCCGGCGAGGAAAGCGAAGGCGAGGGCAAGGGCGCCACGCCGGCGGACGCGCTCAAGGCCGCCGTGGACGATCTCGCCGCGCAGGGCGCCCTCGACGACGGGGAGGGCGCGTGATGTCCGGCCTCGGCCGCACGACGCGCCCTGCCGGCGATCCGGCAATTGCCACAATCCAGCGCCGCGTCGCCGCCCGCTACAACGTGCGCTCGATCGACCTTCGCTCGGCACGTCGGGCCAGGGATATCGCCTGGCCCCGCCATGTGGCGATACACCTATCCCGCGAGCTTACCGCGCACTCCCTGCCCGCGATCGGCAGGATGTTCGGCGACCGCGACCATACCTCGATCGCCTATGCCTGCCGCCGGGTCGCGGCGCGCATGGCCCGCGACCCCGAGGAGGCGGCGGTCATCCGCTCGCTCGCGCTGGCGATCGCCGCCGCCCTGCCGGACCCGGAGACGGACGGCGTGCGCAACGCCAGCCTCGACGATCTCGCCCGCCTGCTGGAGCGCCGCAAGGTGCTGAAAGCGCGGCGCGAGGAGATCGATCGCGAGATCGGCCAGGTCGAGTGTCAGATCGACCTGCTCGGCCATGAGGCATGGGGCGCCAAGGATGAGGTCCCGGCCGCGCCGCCGCAGGAGGCATTGCCATGAAGCGTGGCCGCAAGCGCCTCGCGCCCGCGACGAAAGCTCGCCGCCCGCGCCCGATGCTGCGCCAGCAATTGCGCTGGTGGCGCACCGTCTACACCGCCCCTCGTCGCGCCGACAGGCGCGCGGAAAGAGATCACGCCGGGGCCAAGGGGAGGAGCCGATGACTGCAAGCGCCGAAGCGAACCGGCCCGACATGGCCGAGATCATGCGCCTCGCCCGGCGCCTCGCCGCCGCGACAGACGCCACCGAGACCCTGGCGGACGAGATCAGGACCGATCAGCGCAAGGCGCTGCGCGCCCGCCTGCGCACGCTGCAACGGCGCATCGCCGACCAGGCGGCGGCCGAGGAATCGCTCAGGGACGCGATCGAGGCCCGGCACGATCTCTTCCAGCGGCCGCGCACGGTCGCCGTCGAGGGCGTGAAGTTCGGCCTGCGCAAGCAGCCGGGCGCGGTCGAGATCGGCGACGAGGCCCGCGCCATCCGCCGCCTGCGCGACAAGCTGCCCGAGCACGCCGACGCGGTTATCAACCTGCGGGAGACCCTGGACCGCAAGGCGCTGCGCAAGCTCACGGCCGGCGAGCTCGCCAAGATCGGCGTCGCCATCGACCGCACCACGGACGCGGTGACGATCACGCGGCCGGCGAGCGACCTCGAGAAATTCATCGACGCGCTGCGCGAGCACATCATGCCGGAGGCGCGCGTTCCGCGCGACGCGCCACCGGAGCCGGCATGAGCGATCGCCCGCCACCGCGCGCCTGCCGGGTCTGCGGCTGCACCGAGGCCCGCGCCTGCGCCGATCTGTTCGGCGAGCCCTGCCATTGGGTCGAGGCCGATCTCTGCTCGGCCTGCCTGATTGAGCCCGCGCCCTATCGTGGCCTCTTTCGCGCGCCGCCCCGCGCGGCCTTCGCCGGCGCCGGCGCCGTCGGCTTCGTGCGCCCCGCCCGAGGCGCGGCATGACGCGCCGCACGCGCCGCGCGAGCCTCCCCCCGCGCCTCCGCCGCCCGCGCCTCCGCCCGGGCAGCCCTGCCGAGGCGAAGGGTCTGTCGCTGGAGGCGAAGCTCGCCAGATGCCGCGACTTGTTGAGCGAGCTTTTCGACGACGCAATGGCCGGCGGCCTCCCGGCCGAGACAGCCCACGACCTGATTGCACCGCACAAGGACCTTTTCAACGCCATAACCCTCGCGCACGCGCTCAAGCGCAAGCGTGGCGCGGCGACCGGCGGCGCGCGCTCGGAAGGCCCGGCATGAGCGCCGCGCGCTCGGCCGAGTGGCGCCAGGCCTGCGGCCGGGTCCACGCCCGCGCCAAGTATCTCGGCCTCGACGAGGACACGCGCCGCGCTATCCAGCGCCGCGCGGTCGGCAAGGAATCCTGCGCCGACATGACCGCCGCCGAGCTGCGCCGCGTTCTCTCCCATATGAATGGCGGCGGCGGCCGGCCCGCCCGTGGCCGCAGCGGACAGGCGCCGAAGAATGGCGCGCCGAAGCCCGGCCGCCCGTCTGCGCGCGAGCTCGACGCCAAGCTGCTCGCGCTCTGGATATCGGGCTGGCACCTCGGCGTCGTGCGCGACCGCACCGACGCGGGCCTCGCCGCCTGGCTCTCCCGGCGCTTCAAGATCGAGGTGCCGGCCTGGCCGGACTTCCCGGCCAAGGCCCGCGCGGTCGAGGGCATGAAGGCATGGCTCGCGCGCGAAGCCGGCGTCGACTGGAGCGCCTACGTCGAGCTCGGCCCGAAGGGCAGGGCCCGCGAGGTGGACCGCCCGCAGGCCCGCGTGATCGAGGCGCAATGGCGCATCCTTTGCGCGGCCGGCGTCATGCGCATCGACAGCCTCGCAGCGCTCGGCGCCTACGCCTGCCGGCACGCCGGCATCGGCCGCGCGGATTCCCACCTGGCGCTCGACCAGGCGCAGACCATCAAGCTGATGCGCGACCTCGGGGCGCAGGTCAGGCGGGCGCAGATCAAGGTGGTGCCGGAGCCCGGCGCATGACGCCCAAAAGGGCCCCACATCGCGCGCCGGCCAGGGGCGGCATGATTGCATGTCCGCCCGCGCGCTCGCGCACCACGCGCGCGCCAGCGCCCGCCACGGCGGCAAATTCTGCGAAGGGGCGGCCCGGCGCGCTTACGCCGGCGCCGGCGCTCGACGCGATCTTCGCGGGCGCGCCGCCGAGCGCCGACGAGTGGCGCGATATTGCGCGCGTGCTGGCCCAGCTCGTCCAGGAGATCGAGGGCGCCTATTCCCGCGGCGGCGTCACGCGGGAGCGCGTGCTCGCCGTCACGCTCGACGGGCTGCGCCGGGAAGGGTTGCCGCAATGAGCGCCGGGGCGAACGCGAAGCTGCCCGGCGTGCTGGCCGAGATCGCCGAGGTCGCGGGCCGCACCGCCGCGATCAAGCTGGCCCTCGAATGGGGCGGCCTTGACCTGCACATTCCGAAGCCCGCGCACCTGGAGCGCTGCCCCGATCATCGGCTGGCCGCACTCCTCGCGGCCGAGCCCGGCGCAGCCCAGGCCATCGCCGCCCGCTTCGGCGGCGACCGCATCTATCTGCCGCAGGCGCGCTCGGTCTGCGCCCTCTACCTTGCCGGCCAGGGCGTCTCCGCCGCCGCCATCGCCGACCGCCTTCTCCTGCCGCCCCGTACCGTCCGCCGCCTGATCCGCAGGGGCTGAAACACGCCCTTCGCCGCGCGACGAGCGCGCGGCGGCCGAAGCCGCGCAGCGGACCCCCGTCCGGTGCACGGCGGCGGCCGATGACGGCATGATCGCTCACGGCTTGATTCCAACTCTCACCGAGGAGATCGCCATGAGGGATTCACCATGAGGCGGACGCGCGGCGCGCGAGCCGCTTTCGCAACTGCTGCAATCTGCACCCTGCTCGCCGTCGGCGCGCTCGCCGCCGGCCCGGCCGACCTCTTCGACGGGATCGGCGAGGCGCAGGCCCACTCGGGCCAGCTCTCGCCGAAGGACGGCTGCCACAAGCACAAGGCCGCGAAAGAGCGGCACTGGCACGTCGACGGCACCGCCACGCGCGGCGGCGAATGCGTCAAGCAGGACGGCGTGACCTTCCATATCCAGGAGGTCGAGGTCGAGGTCGCGGCGCCGGCGCCCGAGATCAAGACGCCCTGGGAAGCCTGCCCGATCTCCCTGGCCGCGATGGACGCCGACCGGGATAGCCTGTGGGCGCCGACCCTCCAGGACCGCATCGGCAACGTGCTGGCCTGCCTGCACTGGGCCTATCCGCAGCGCGAGTAGGCGGGCGAAGGATCATGCGCCGCGCCGCGCTGCGCCGCGATCGCACGGGCGACCAGGGAACCATCGGGACTCTGGTCGCCGGCGATCTCGCGCTCGACATCATGGAGCCGCCCTGGCGTGGCAACGCGCGCAACCGCTCGTGCATCCCGGCAGGCGTCTATGACGTGGTGCCGCACCTCTCGCCCCGCTTCGCCCGCTGCCTCATGGTCGCCGCCGTGCCGGGGCGTTCGCACATTCTCTTTCACGCCGGCAACGTCGGCGGCGACGTGGAGCGCGGCTGGCACACGCACACCGCCGGCTGCCTGCTGCCCGGCTTGCGGCGCGGGCGCCTTCGCGTGAAGGGCCGGGCGCAGGCCGCCGTGCTTTCGTCGCAGACCGCCTTTCGCCACCTCATGGAATGGGCCGCCGGCGAGCCTTTCGCATTGGAGATCGTCGCGCCGGAAGGCGCGCGGGAGATCGTCGCGCCCTCAAGTAGCGAAGCGATAGGGCGCAGGGGAGAACACCATGCTTGAGACCTTGTTCAATCTCGGCGTGTCGGTGCTCACCGGCGGCGCCACCGGGCTGCTCGGCACCGCGCTCTCGGCCGTCGTCGACTATTTCCAGGGGCGCGCCGATCACAAGCGCGAGCTGGAGCTGCGCCGCCTCGACATCGAGCTCGCCAACGCCGAGGCCTCGGGCGCCGAGCGCGTCGCCGCGATCGAGGTCGAAGGCGAGCGCGATCAGGCCGAATGGCGGGCGCTGGAGGCCAGCTATCGCGAGGCCGGCCGGCGCTGGTCGCGGCCCGGCGAGGGCGTGCTGATGCAGCTCGTCGATCTCGTGCGCGGGCTCACGCGGCCGCTGCTGACCTGGTGCCTGCTCGGGCTCACCGGCACGATCTATTTCCTGCTCGCCGCGACCGATGTGCACGCGGCGGCGCTGCGCCCGCGCATCGTCGAGACCGTGCTCTATCTCGCGACCGCCGCCGTGCTCTGGTGGTTCGGCTCGCGCCAGATCGAGAAGCGGCGGGCGGTGCAAGGCCTGCCCTGGCGCAAGTGATGCCCGGCCCGGAAGCCTGGCAGGCATTCGGCGGCGTCCTCGTCGTCGTCATCTTTCTCGGCGCCGCCGCCGTGGGGGCGCGCCGCCTGGGCCTGCTCGGCGCGCGGCCGGCCGCGAGCGCACCGGCGCCGGCGCCGGCGCCGGCACCGGAAGCGGACACGGCGTTGCCGGGCCGCGTCGCGGCGCTCGAATCGGAGATCGCGAACCTGCGCCTTTGCATGGCCGAGAACTATGTGCGGCGCGACGACTACATCACGAATCAAAGCCGGATGATCGGTCTGCTGGAAAGCCATAGCGTCATGCTCGGCCGGCTGGAGGAACGGATCGGAGCGCGCCAATGAGGGACAGCCTGAGCCAAGCCCACATCGCCGGGATGCGCTGGTCAATCCTGCGCACGCTGATGTGCGGTGGCCACGTGGGCGCGACCGACAAGATGTGCCTCGATGTCTGCCGCGCCGAATACATCGGCGTCGCCATGGACCGGGTGCGCACCGAGCTTGATTACCTGGAGCGGCGCAAGCTGGTCGAGATCGAGCGCTCGCAGGTCCATCCCTGGCGGGCCAAGCTCACGCGCCACGGCAGGGACTTCGTGGACTACGAGATCGAAGCGCAGCCTGGCATCACGCGCCCGCCGCTGCTCGATCCGCACGCCGGTTGACGTGCCGCAGCGCTCCAAGGTGGCGCAGCTCCCCGCCGAGGTCCGCCAGGAGCTCGACGGCCGCCTGATCGCCGAGGGCTTCGGCGGCTATGTCGCCTTGTCCGAATGGCTGGCCGAGCGCGGCTTCACGATCGGCAAGTCGGCGCTCGCCGCGCACGGCTCCAGGCTGGAGCGGCGGATCGAGGCGCTGCGCCTCGCCACCGAGCAGGCCGAGGCGCTGGTCGCCGCCGCACCCGACGACGCCGGCGCCGTCGCCGACGCCTCGCTGCGCATGGCGCAGGAGCGCATATTCGAATTGATGATGGCGGCCGAGGAGGGCGATCTGAAGGAGCTCGCCGGCGCCGCGCGCGCCCTGGCCGAGACCGCGCGGGCGCAGACCGCGATCCGCGCCGAGCGGCGCAAGGGGCGGGCCGAGGCCGCGAAGGACGCCGGCAAGGTCATGCGCAAGCGCAAGGTCTCACCCGAGACCGCCGCCGCCATCCGCGCCGCGATCGAGGGCGCGCCGGAATGAAGCGCGAGCTCCTGCCCTATCAAAAGCGCTGGACCCGCGACCGGGCCGGACTCAAGGTGATCGAGAAATCGCGCCGCATCGGCATCTCGTGGGCCGAGGCTTACAACGCGGTGATGCACGCCGGCGTCGACGACGCCGGCAATGCCTATTATCAGGCCTACAATCAGGACATGACGCGCGGGTTTATCGACGACTGCGCCGGGTGGGCGCGGGTGTTGGACGCCGGCACCCAGGCCGTCGGCGAGGTGGTGATCGAGGAAGGCGACAAGGCCATCAAGGCGTTCCGCGTCGAGCTCGCGTCGGGGCGCGAGATCGTCGCCATGACCAGCGCGCCGCGCGCCTTCCGCTCCAAGGGCAAGCCCGGCGATCTCGCGATCGTGGACGAGGCGGCCTTCGTCGACAATCTCGGCGAGGTGTTGAAGGCGGCGCTCGCCTTCCGCGTTTGGGGCGGCCGCGCCCACATCATCAGCACGCACAACGGCGAGGCCAATGCCTTCGCCGCCCTCTGCCGCGACATCCGCGACGGCGTGCAGCCGGGCTCGCTTCACCGCGTCACGCTGGCCGAGGCGCTGGCCGACGGGCTCTACCGCCGCATTTGCGAGGTCTCGGGCCGCACCTGGTCGGCCGGGGCCGAGGCGCAATGGCAAGCGGACCTGCGCGCCGAGTACGGCGTGCACGCGGGCGAGGAGCTGGATTGCGAGCCGGCCAGCGGCGCCGGCGCCTGGCTCGCGTGGGAGGTGATCCGCGCGCTGGAGGACGCGGCCGCAGGCGAGCCTGCCGGCTTCGCGAATGGCGTCACCTATATCGGCGTCGACGTGGCGCGCCGGCGCGACCTGTGGGTTGCCGCCGTGATCGAGCGCCTGGGCGACGTGCTCTGGCTGCGCGAGCTCGTCGTCGAGCAGGGCATCCCCTTTAGCGAGCAGCGCGCCATCGTGGCCCGGCTCGCGGCGCGCTATCGGCCCTCGCGCATCGCCGTCGATCAGACCGGGATGGGCGAGGCGGTGGTGGAGCAATGGCAGGATGACCACGGCACGCACACCGTCGAGGGCGTGATTATGAGCGGGCCGCGCCGGCTCGACGTGGCGACGGCATTGCGCGAGGCGGCCGAGGACCGGCGCCTGCGCATCCCGCCCGACGACGCGTTGCGCCGCGATCTCCACTCGATCCGAACCGAAAGCGGGCCGACCGGGGCGCCGCGCCTGCTCACCGAGCGGGGCGACACCGACGGCCACGCCGATCGCTTCTGGGCGATCGCGCTGGCCTGCGCCGCCGCCGCATCCGGCCGGGGTCCGATCGAGGGCGCGAGCGTCGGCCCGCGCGAGGCCGTCGCCTTCGACGCCGGGATCGGCGACATGGGGCGAGGCGGGCGCGAGCAGCGGCTCGACTATCAACGGGGCATCGTGCGCGGCGCGGGCGCCGGGCTCGGAGGGCTTTACTAATGGCGATCGGCGCACGGCTCAGGCGGCTCTTGCCCGGCGGGCGCGAGCGCGACCCGGCGGCCCCGCCTGGCGGCGAGGTCGCCGCCTCCAGCATCGCCGGGCGGCTGCAACAGTACATCGGCGAGCTCCCGGCGGACCCGAGGCAGCCCTCGCGCTATGCCGATTCATGGCGCGACGACAGCACCTCGCTGCGCGTCTACCGCACCACGCTGCGCGACGAGCGCTGCCAGGCCGCCCTCGATCAGCGTCTCGACGCCGCGATCTCGCGGCCGTGGGCGGTCGAGGCCGGCGGCGAGGAGGACCGCGACCGCCAGGCGGCCGAGGACCTGGAGACGCAGCTCAACGCCATCGACTTCGACGCGATCTGCCGGCAACTCCTGCACGGCGTCTGGTACGGCTACGCCGTGGCCGAGGCGATCTGGCAGCGCGAGGAAAGCCGCATCGCCCTGGGCAATCTGATCGTGCGCGCGCCCGACCGCTTCCGCTGGTCGCCCGAAGGGTTGCCGCTCCTGCGCACCGAGCGGGACCCGCACGGCGAGGAATTGCCGCACGGCAAATTCGTGGTGCTCGCCAGGCCGGGCGAGCACGGCGACCTGCCGCACGGGCCGGGCCTCGCGCGCTGGTGCTTCTGGCCGGTCTGGCTCAAGCGCCACGGCCTCAAATTCTGGTCGGTCTCGCTCGAGAAATTCGGCGCGCCCTCGGTGGTCGGCAAGTACCCGCCGAACGCGTCGGCAGGGCAAAAGGCCGAGCTCCTGGACCTGGTGCACGCCTATGCCACCAGCGCGGGCGTGACGCTGCCCGAAGGGCAGGAGATCGAGATCGTTGAAAGCGCGCGCCGCGCCGGCGGCGACTTCGAGCAATTCATCGGCTACCTCGATCGCCTGCTGACGACGACGATCCTCGGGCAATCGTCCACCACGGATCAGGGGCCGTGGCGCGGCACGGCGGAAGTGCAAAAGGACGTGCGCGACGAGACCGTGGCCTCCGACTGCCGGCTGCTCGACAACGCGCTCAATTGCTCGATCGCCCGCTGGCTCACGGTCTGGAATTTCCAGGGTGCCGCCTTCCCGCGCATCCGCCGCGACACTTCACCGCCCGAAGACCTCGACGCCCGCGCGACACGCGAGGAAACCATCGCCCGCACGACCGGGCTGCGGCCCACGCTGGCGCATATCGAGGAGGTCTACGGCGGCGAGTGGGAAGCCGCGCCGAAGCCGCCCGCGCCGTCCGGCGCGCAGGAGCACGACGAGGCGCCGGGCGCGCCCGGCGACGAGGGCGACGACGACACGGACGAGGAGCCGCAGCCCGGCGACGATCAGGCCACGCTCGCCGCCGCGCTCTACGCGCTCGCGCGCGGGCGCGCGGGCGACACCATAGACCGGGCGGTCGCCCGCATGGTCGCCGAGGATTGGGAGCCGATGATGGCGCCCGTGATCGAGCCGATCTTGACGGCCGCCGGCGAGGCGCTGGAGCGCGGCGACAAGCTTGAGGACTTCCGCGCGCGGCTGCCTGACCTGCTCGCCGCGATGGACGACGAGCCCCTGGTCGAGACCCTTCACCGCATGGGATTCAGCGCGGCGCTATCCGGGCGGGCCGGACTCGTTGACGAGTAGGGCGCCATGCCCGCCCCCGAAATTCTCAAGGTGCCGGCGGTCGAGGCGGTCGAGCACTTCCGCGCGAAGGGCTTTCACGTCGGCTTCGACTGGCGGGATACCGACGCCGCCCAACACCTGCGCTCCTTCACCGTCGCCAAGGCGATGCAGCAGGACATCCTCCAGGACATCCGGGGCGCGGTGGACGCGGCGCTGGCGAAGGGCGAGACCTTCCGCCAATTCCGCGCGCGCCTGGAGCCGACGCTCCAGGCGAAGGGCTGGTGGGGCCGCAAGCAAATGCTGGACCCGCTCACCGGCAAGTTTCGCGAGGTCCAGCTCGGCAGCCCGCGCCGGCTGCGCATCATCTTCGACACGAACTTGCGCATGGCGCACGCGCGCGGGCATTGGGAGCGGATCGAGCGCGTCGCGGCCGAGCGCCCCTGGCTCCGCTATGTCTCGGTGCTCGACGCGCGCACCCGGCCCGATCACGCCGCCTGGCACGGAACGATCCTGCGGTGGGACGATCCCTGGTGGGAAACGCACTATCCGCCGAACGGCTGGCGCTGCCGGTGCCTCGTGCAGCAGCTCGACGACGGCGATCTTGAGGCCTTCGGCTTCACGCCCTCCGATGGGCCGCCGGCGGGATCGGAGACCACGCGGCCCTGGACCAACAAGCGCACCGGCGAGACGGTCGAGGTGCCGGTCGGGATAGACCCCGGCTTCGCGCACAACGTCGGCAGGCTCGGCGCGGCCGCGCCGCTGCGGGCGACCGACCCGAAGGCCATGCCCGAGCTCACGCGCGCGGACGCCACGCGCGAGCGCTTGAGCGGACAGCTCGGGAGCAATCCCGGCGGCACCTTCCTCGGCGCCGATGGCGTCACTCGCTACGTCAAATTCTACGACGATCCGGCGCAGGCCTATGGCGAGGCCGTCGCGAATCGCGCCTATCGCGAGCTCGGCCTCGACGCGCCGGTCTCCGCCCTGGTGCGTGACGAGGGCCGGATCGTCGGCATCGCGAGCGATCTGGTCGAGAACGTCGGCACCCTGGGCTCCGCGCGCAGGCTCACCAAGGGCCGCGCGCAGGCGGTGCTGCGCGGCTACGCCGCCGACGTTTGGCTCGCCAATTGGGACGCGGTGGGGTCCGGCCTCGACAACGTGGTGGCGCTCGCCAAGAGCCGCACCGGCGTCGTGCGGATCGACCAGGGCGGCGCCCTCCTGTTCCGTGCGCAGGCCGGGCGCAAGCGGCCCGAGGCCCTTGGCAAGATTACCGAGTGGGAGGGCTTCGCGGACGCCAGCGTCAATCGCCACTACGCCCGCATCTTCGACAAGGCCGGCCTGAGCAGCGCCGACGAGCTCGGCCGCAAGGCGCTGAATCAGATCGCCGCCATCGGCAAGCTGCGCTTGCGCACCCGGCAATTCGAGAGCCTGGTGCCCGAGGTCGCGGGCATCAAGGCGGCCGATCGCGCCGCCATCCTGGAGGCCATGCTCAAGCGCGCGCGCGCCCTCGAAACGCAGACCGCGCCGCGCATCCGCAGGGCCTTGCGCAACAAGGCGGCGGCCGACAAGGACCTGCCCGCATTCGAGGTGCGTTTCAGGGATTGGATGGGGCGGGATTACCAGACGTTCCGGCGCAATGCCGTGCGAAAGACAGGCTCGACGCCGCGCCATGGAATGACCGACCCCGAGCTCACGGGCGTCTATGCCTACACGACCGAAAGCTCGCGCTGGAGTTATCATCGCGTCAATCCCGGCCTGCGGTCGAAGGACCCGGCGCAGGTCGCCGACGTGCGCGACTATCGCGACACCGTGAACGCCGCCCTCGATCGCCTGCCCGATCATGTCGGCACCGTGAGGCGCGGAACGGTCCTGCCCGATGACGTGCTCGCCGCGCACCAGGTCGGCGAGATCGTGACTTACAAGGCGTTCACCAGCACCTCGACCGGCCACGGCTTTTCAAAGCCCCATCGATTCACCATATCCTCGAAGCGTGGTAAGCTGATCGAGCGCTACTCGGGGCATGAGGTCGAGAATGAGGTCCTGTTCCGGGCCGGCACCCGCTTCAAGGTGCTGGAGCGCGAGGACAAGGGCGGCGGCGAGGTCCATTTTCGGATGATCGAGGTCGACTGACATGGCGGTGGCAGCGAATCTCTCGGCCGAGGAGCGGCGTCTCCTGGCGCAAATGCGCGAGGACGACGCGCAAGCGGGCGATCTGCCGCCCGCGAGCCCGGCGCTCCAGGCGCAGATCGACAGCGAGGCCGAGGCCAGCGGCGCGCTCATGCTCGACAGCACCGTGCATGACCGCGTGATGGGCATGGCCGACGACGAATTCGAGGGCGAATTCGCCGATGTCTTGAACGCGAACGCCCACGACGACGACGAGCCCGTGCCTGGTGCCGGCCCGGCCGGCGAGTAACGCGGCGCCCGATCGGTGCCGCTGCTCGGAGCACATAGCCGGCGGCCCGAATTTTCCCGGCGTTTCAGGCCCCGTGAATGGGCTCTAAATCGGCCTTTCCGGGGCCGTGCATGGACGTTGCAACGCCCGACGCAACGGGACAATCGGCTCCACGCCACGCAGCGCCCGGTGCTCTAAGCCCTTGTAGTGCCGCCCTCATCCGGAAACTTCCGCCTTCATCCGGGAACTTCCGCCTTCAACGCGACATTCGGCACTCTACAGGCGGCACCAGCTTTCTCTCCCTCTCCTCCCCTCGGGGAGGAGAGGGCCGGGGTGAGGAGGGGTCGGCGTCCCTACTCCGCTGCTTCGGCAGCGCCGTCGAGGCCGTAGTTCTCCCGCGCCGAGGCGGGGGAGATATAGCCCTCGGCCACGTCCTCGATCACCTGCTCGCGGGAGCGCCCG